ATAGCTTCCCCTTATTCTATAAACGTAAAATTTTACGTCTTAATATTCACAGCCCCAATTATACCATTTACGGAAGTAGAAGTCAATAAGTAAATTTTTTTCGGTTATAAAAAAACCCCTGTATCTCACAATACAGGGGTTATCTATTTTGTTTTCGGCCTTGCATCAGCAATGGCTTTTGACCTATGCCTATCAATAATTCCTATTAACTCAAACTGGGTTCTTCTATCTTCGACCGGTACATCTAGTAGTTCTAGTATATCTACTAATCCTACATAATTTTTACCCAAGTATATGCCATTCATTGAATCCCACTCATCTCGCAGTTTTTGATAAATTCCTAAGGCTTCCTGAACATCTATATTAAGATCTTCATAGTCTACCGGAATTTCATCATCTACTGGTTCAGTACCTAAAGCCTCACACATTTCAAAGTAATCATCTTTAGTCATTGATACAGTGCTATTAGCAAAGTAGGATTCTAGTTGGCGATTTAGTTCGCGGTACTGGTCTTCGTGAAATTTGAGAGCTCAGTTACTGTCTCTGAAATAAAGGCATCAAAATTGGCAGATGATTGCATTAGGAATAATGCATTATCTTGGTCATAGGCCAGTTCATCATCAGGATTCTGCCCTGTTAAGTCTACTGGAGCTAACTGTTCTAGATAAGATAGTTTTAGACCTGACCATCCTTTAATACATGCATTAACGTATAACTGTAAGAATAGTTTGTCATCTAGTTCTTCAACAGGTTGACGATTCTTGAAAGTTGTCTTAGTTGACTTCTTACGAATACCTACTAAGGTTTCGCGAGAAAGAAATACTGCGTTAATCTTGAAGCCATTTAACCCTGGATAATCTACTTCGACCGCTTTAGAGGGCACTAATAGTGATTTCAGGCTGAGGGCTGCATTTTGTGTTGCCATTGAATTGTCCTTTATTATAATAGACGAGAAAAAGAGGTAGAGGAGATCAACCCTCTACCAAGAAAAAATTAAGCTGCGTAGTAACGAATTGTGATATCGTTGTTCTTATCAAGTGCAAAAGTATTACCATTTGCAGTAGCAGAAGGCGTAGATCCTTCAGCAGTGAAGTTAATAGCTGTAGATACAACTGATTGAACGTCAATTGTAGGAATACTAAATACAGTTGAAGGCATATCAATAACAACCCTAGTTGCGTTTGAGCTACCACCAATAGCGATACTTAGTGCAGCCATAGGTTCAGTACTACTAGACGCTGCTGCAAGCATGTCAGCTAATAGCTGTCCTGTGCTTTGTACGCCCGTACCAGTTTTCATATATGCACTCATAGTGCCTGTTACGGCGCGAGTAGCAGTATAGTACGTGAAAGGAACATTAACAATACCAAGATTAGCAGGAGTAATGTAGGCAATATTATTATTAATAGTAATAGAACCACCTGTTAGGGCTACTGCATATGATGTACCTGCTGCTGCACTACCGATTGCATTAACTAGACTTAGGCTAACAGTGCTTAGCTTATTAGTAATGAATGGTGCAGTAAGATTTCTAGCAGTATATTGAGCAGCACCACCTGTGGCAGTTAGTGTATTAAGTGAGGCAGCTAAACCAATTGTTGCCGACTTATCAGATAGGGCAGTTCCCATACCTGACCAAGCAACCGTAGCAATACCGTCAAGGCCAAAATCAACCACAGCTTGATTTAGGGCGCAGTTATCAACAACGTAGGTAACGCTATCAACAACGAAAATCATACCAAACTTTTGTAGTTGGTTAAAGTTTGATCCAGCACTGCTTACGTAGGAGTAAGTAGTGGCAACAGGTGCCCATGCTGACTTATATAGTTTAACAGGACCAGCAGCAGTAATTGCAGTGATTGCAGCACCAGCAGCTTTTGGATTTGTTAATTCAATAGTAATTGAACTACCCGTTAAAGTCTTAATAACACCAGCAGAATTTAAGATAGATGCATCACTTGCATGACTAAGTCCACTAATAATTACTGCGTCACCTACTGCTAAACTTGTAGTAGTAAAGGTACCAGTTAAGGTAACTGTACCAACACCTGCAGCAAATGCGTAGGCAGCTGTAACACCGCTAGCAGCAATTGTAAGAGTATTAGCAGTACTAATTGCATTAACTCCTAGTAAGGCGTTCCATAGTACAGCTTCTTCGGCACTGATATAGGTCGTTGCATTAGCAGGACGAATATACGTACTCATCGAGAAGTCTACAGGAGCTAAACTTGTATTGAATGAACGTTGTCCACGAATAGGTGCAGAACCTGCTTCAGATACTGTAATTGTATCTTGGTTGGTTGTTTGTGTAAATGTAAAACCGTCAAGAACTTGTAATTCTTGCGTATTAGCAGTGGTAAAACCGGTTGATTGGACTACTCCGTAAGTGTCCACGTTACTAGTAAAGAATACTCTACTATTACGTACTAGATTTAATGCCATTTTATTTCCTTTTTATTTAGTATCTTGGTACTAGACTAGATATTTATCTGTGTTCATGCCTCTGATACTGGTTACATTATCTGATATCTAACCTGTAGGTTTATTTCACCTACGGCATAAGGAGCTAACAGCCCTTCATCAGTTGTTATTGAAGCTACTAAAATTTCAGTAGTTTCATATTTTTTTACGGCGTCATAGACTACAGATCTATTCTGGTCTACTACGTTTTCTATATCCTCTAGCAACTGTTCTAGCTGCATTTGAGCATCTTCGCCACGAGTGTAAACTTTTATGCTTACATTTAAAAAGCCCCAAGCAAAGCCTGCTAATTCATACTGGCGTTGTTCGCTACCTGGACTCATATAAATTGAGGGAAAGTCGTTGACTTCATCCCAGAATTTTAATTTGGGGTAGGCATTACCATAAACATTTGAGGGATAGGTAATACCGTCTAGCAGGGTTTTAAACCTATCTGCTAGGGCGGTAAGTATTGACGTTCTACGACTCATAGTGCCTGTGCCCTTAGTTGATTACCTACCCTTGTTGCAGCAATTTCTCTGATTGACTGCGATATTAGCAGTTTAGGGTCTCGTGTTTTTGGTGAACCCTGCTTAAATCCTGGTTCAAATGTTTGATAAGGATTTTTCATATAGCTATAAAAAGCTGTAATCATTCCTTGTCTACTCTGACTCATTGACTCTACTTTTGCAGATTCTGCAAATCTACCTGTACGATAGTTTAGAATTCTTTTTTCAGTACCACTACCCATATTAGCAGATATTACATTTTGTAAGTGTTGATTTATAAGAGACTGTAGAGAAGTTAATGATCTAGATGTATTAACAGACTTTATACCTGGTACAATTGCTTTTCCAGATAACTTATTTTGTTTATCTATTTCTGTTTTAGCTTTTTGTAAAGCGGAAGATACTTTTTTAAATGTCTTATTAACTTCTTCTACTTGTTTATCCTTACTAGATTTTTTATTAGATTTAGTTACTTTAGTAACTACTACTGGTAAAGTCTTACCAGTTTTAAGTATATTTCTAATATTTAACTCTACAGATTCTAGTAAAGAGGGTGACCCTTTTGTATTAATTAAACTATTAGCTAAAACATTTAGTGATCTTGCATCAGCAGTTATTAAATTAGCTAATTCTTTACCTGAAGGTAACTTTTCAAGTTCTGCAGCTTTTGCTATTACTAAATCTGTTAACGGTTTTAAACTAATTACTAAATTTCTAAATACATTAGTAGCATCTAGATCGCCTTTTTGTTTACTGGCTATAGTATTTATTAAATTAGTTAACTGTGTGCCTGCAGCTGATAATCTTCTACCAGCTAATTCGTTATCTTTAGTATACTGTAACTCAACCTCAAGATGGGGTCTATTCCCTAATACAGACTTTGTTGCTTTTGCAAAAATATGTTCTTTATTAACTATATTGCTAGTTAAGTAATCTGCATCTAAGATTACTTTCATTATTTTTTCTAAGGTATTTACGGACTCTTTATTAATCCCATCCCCTAAGTTTAATTTAAAGTCCCTGTACCCTTCGCCAGTACTAGTAGTATCAAGAAATAGCGCTTGTTTAAGTCTTAGCGTAAATACCCCTGCTAAGTGCCCGGATTGTACATTTTCACTTATATGATTGAATACTTTAATTTCATCCTTAGTACTTAGATGTAAATTTACTAACATAATTTCAATATAGTCTAAAAATAACTTACGTAAAGTATTTTGAGGCACTGAAGATAGTTTAAACTCTTCTGCATTTACTTCTTTTAATTTTTTATAATAATCTGATGTTTCTATAAAGTATATAAACTGGGTAAAATCAATAGACTTTAATAAAGTTTCAGTAGCTACTTTAATAGTATCATCTTCAATAGAATCATTTAACTGTGTAATTAAAGTATTTAAAGAGGATTCTGTAATTATAGATGAGGCACCTGTTTTAGCTGCTTCATACTTTGCGCGAAGACTATCTGAATCTACTAACTTAGAATATTCTATTTTTCCTTTACTAGATAATCTATTAAACTTATTAAATATTCTATTTTGTAGTGTTATATCAAATTCAGCAATACTCATAATTAATTTACCGTCAAGGCATACTGATCAAAAATACGTTGAATTGATGCAGGTAGCTTGCTATTTGTAATATACTCAATTTGACGATTATTGCCACCAGGGGCTGAGTTAGAGTGTACTGCACCTTCATGGCGCATATAGTATTGTATGAACTCTAGTACGCCTAACTTTAAACCTTCTGGGCACCCATCATTACCTGCTACATAAGTTAATTTATAACCTGCTGGTTGTAACGGAAATACTGAGTTAAAAACACATTTTACAACTTGTTCTTTTTGTACATAGATCCAGTCTGTGTACTGCGTTAAAGAAGTATACGTTAAACCATAATCTCCAGAATAACTAAGTGCCGAAACTGCTACTACAGGTCCACTTGAAGGGACTAATATTGAGTTTCCACCATCATAAATTTCTGCTATAGATTCTTGTGAATCTAGAAGGGGGTTTCTACAAAAAATTCTTACAGCTTCTGAGATTTTAGGTATTAAAAAATCTATTTGATTATCCTGTGTGGTACTAGATATACCCGCATAGGCTTTATATTCTGCTCTGGATACTAAATCATTAGCCATATTCTTTCCTCTTGTCTTTTACATACTCCGACTAGCGAGGCATGTAAAAGACAGGACCGAAGTCCTGTCTTACTTAACGAATTAAGATACGTAACGAAGGGCTTTAACACCTTGGCTAGCTGTAATTTGTGCCATGCCGACACGCATTGAGGCTACTAGAACACGAGCTTGTTCAGCTGCTAATTCTTGAGTATCAACACGTAGACCACGCTGAGCACCAACTAAGAAGTTAGGTACATATACTGCAAATGCAGCAATGTTTGTTAACGCTGTAATTGCACCAGTTGCTCTAGCAGCAAGTTCACCGGTAGCAATAACTGGAGAACCAGCAATCATACCAACTTGACCAGTAATAACAGTAGCTAAAGGACCTACTTTTTCCATTGTCATGAAAGTTGTATCTTCCATTAGCTCATAGTATGTATCATTGTTAACGATATAGGCTACGTCAGCTGGATCAATACCGTAGTTACCTAGTTGAGCACGTAAACCACGTAGTTTAGCAATAGTTACAGCACCGTTAGCTACAGTTTGTAGAAGTGCAGGATTAGTACCTGATGAACCAGCACGGTTAGATAAACCACTGATCGGCACTGCTGAAGCATCACCAGTCAATAGTGCACCGTCAATTGCTTTAGCGCAACGACGAACCATAGCTTCACGAATCATAGGCATTAGCACTAATAGGGAATCTTCTTCCTCTTCGTAACCAACGTACTCTTTTGTCGCTACTTTGTAAGCGTTTAAGGTAACTTCGTTTAACTTGTGAGCAACTGCCGAACCACCAGAGCCTGTATCTAGTGAAGTACCACCGCTGAATGTTGTAACCCAGCTTGCTGATCCAACTTCTGGATTAACAGGGATACTCATTACGTTAGTCTTCATTGCAATTTGACGGAACATTGGAGCTACTACTAGTTTACGACGTAGAGCTGCTTCCATTTGCAATTGAACTTCTAATTCCCATGGAGTTGTACCAGGAACGTGAGCAGCACTAGATTTCTCTAATAGTGTACGTCCATATGTAGTTTGGGAAAGAGACTTACCTAGAACTGAGGCTAAAAGAACTGCGTTCTCTTTTTCTTCGTAAGATACTGGATCTTGCTCAGATTTGTCTGCAAAAGTCATTTTAGACTTTTGCATAGCAGCGATTTCTGCTGACTTTTCTGCTAAGGCTGCTTGTAGGCTGCTTAGTACTTCTTTTGTTGTTTCTTGCTGTTCGTTGAAACGTTTTTCAACTTCAGCCATTAGGCGCTCAGCACCAGTATCAACTGTTTGTACAACTGGAGCTGCGGCTACTGCTGCGGCTACTGCTGACTTAACACGAGCTTCTAGTTCAGCTTCTTGAGCTGCCTTAGTTGCTTCTTGAGTGGCTTTAGCAGCGGCTTGATCTGCGAAAGCTTTAGTGGTTTGTTCAACCGCTGATTTAGCTGCATCTGCAACCATTTGTTTGATTTCTTCTGGATTCATTTTCCATTCCTTCTGTGATGTGCCGTCTGCTTCCTTAGAGGATTCTAGCCCTTTAGCTGACTCGCTTTCGGGTGCAAACTGCTGTTTAAATATTTTATACTCATCGGCATCGTCAAATGCCTTAGACAAACTAAATAGAGTATTTTGGTTAGCAGGCACTGAAACTATTGATATTTCTACCAGTTCCAATTGCTTGATTACAAATAACTCAGTTGCAGCATTATATTCAGCATCCATAACTCTGAATCCAACGCTAAACGCGGTTACTACCCCGTCTTTTACTAAATTGAAGATTTCTGCAGCAGCAGAAATTCTTGCCTTTACCCATAAACCTGTACTATCGACTCTATGCTGTACCATACGACCCACTGGATCATCATAGTCATGCTGTGCAAGAATAATAGGATTTTTCAAGTAGTTTTTAATTCCTGCTTCCCAAACGCTGGCAGGAACTACGTCCCCTTGTCTATCTATATCTGTGGTACTTGCATACCCTTCGATATAAACTGAATCACTAGGTTCATTGGTTGCAGGAGCTGCTTTAGTAAAAGTACTATTAAGATATAATACTTTGTTCTTATTCATAAGACTCCTTTTTAAGTGCTCGTACTATCTTTAGTAGGAGCCCCACCTTGCGACGGATTGACAGCTGAGCCAGCAATATTTGCGGGAACTCTAATCTGATCTAAACCTGCAATTTTATCATAGCGTAACTCATCACGTGCCTCATTGGGGGTTATGATTCCACCATTTACTAAGCTTGAGTGATAGGCTGCTATATCTTTTAGTTCGGGCTGTAGACTGGTAACATTTGAAGTTATTGCATCTATATCATACCCAAAATATCTTTCTAATGCCGATGTATATTTACGAATTAC